ATATGTGTCGTCTTCTACATTTGCCGAACCAGTGTCAAATGTTCCAGCGTCAAAAGTTTTAACTCCAGTTTGATCGTAAAAAAGACTCAATCGAAAGGTTACAATAGCTTTTGAATATTGCGGAATTGTGATATTTTTTATCACCCTGCTAAATGCCAACTGTCCACTATATCCGTTTCCAGATGCGTAGGCGTCTAAGCCCGTAATTCCGCTATTCGGAGAAACCATAAACTCTCTAAATGTTTGGCTTACGCTTGCTACGTTGTTACCGCTTGGAATTTCCCAAGCTCGAAACATGATTGGACCCTTGGGTGTAGAAATGGTCCCACAGCCAGCAATACCATCATCTGCAAGAGGAACATGATATTGGTCTTTCGACATGTATCGAATAGATTGATTTGCGCTATTTAGCTTTGATGCCGAATCTACGACTGCAATTTCTGTGGAAGCCCCTGCCGAAAGACCAGTTGTTGTCATTGAGTTCGCAGTTGGACTAACGCCACCGCCAACGCTCAAAAATCTGAAGCAGTCCGCGAAACTATACAACTTTGGATAAAACAAACCTGTCTGGGTTATAAAATTAGGAAACCACTCTCCTTCTTCGATTAATTCTCCTTTGTCGTTGAGAATATCTACTTTATATTCCCCTTTTAGTTGAGCGTTCGTTTTGGCTACTGCTGTATACATACCTGTTCCTTAATATAATGTATTTACACAAAAAAATGTTAAAAATATTCGTTTTATATAGTTTATAAACTGACTCCATATGATCCACTAATAATTAGGATGTCAATAGTGGCAATATCTTCTACATTATTTTCTCCAGTATTTGGCACCCTCGGAACATTTCCATCGGCGTAGTTTCCAGAGAAGAATTCGATATCCAAAGCCACTTCGTCTTTTTTTATTGGACTAAATTTTCCAGATTTTGTTTCAATACCTACTGTTCCAATTTCCCCGTCGAATCCCGAAAGTTGGCCAGACGATATTGTCGAGGAAAAAAACGTTTCATCAACAATCACCCCAACTTGAGAAGCCGTTTCAAATAAAATACTAATATTTGAAGTTTCTGAAAGTGGAGCCTCTAAAAACCCAGAAAAAGAGATTTCAAAATTTTGATTTTCTCCTACTGCTGCTATCTGATTGCCAGAAGAAAAATTAAAATCATTCGAAGCTGATTCTTGCACTCCAGCTTTCTGAGAGCCAGAAAATGATGTCAACCCAACCGAAGGGTCTTCTCCCAAACCTTTTCTTTGAAAAGACTTTTTGAACGGGGCAAAAGACAAATTTTGATTTTGATCAAATATTAAATTTGTTCTAGCAACTACTCCATATTCTCTGCCGGAATAATCAAATTCCAAATTCTGTAGCTTGTTGAAAGGAGTTCCCATTTCATTAGTCTTTATAAACGCTTACAGAAAGTAGCGATGATGTATACAGATCTAGACCATGTTCTGAAGCAATTGAATCTATAAATTGGAGCCTGTCTTCATTTTCAAGAGTCGGATTTTCATAATATTTTGCTATATTCGAAATCCAATTCTCTGGGTCTTCGTTTGATATGATTACCCGCGAAAGAGACTCTATGGCTCTTTTATCAGCGTCAGATAACCTTTTCTTATTTTTTTCCTTTTTGAAAAATTTTGAGACTTCCGATTCCAATGAATTCGCCAAAATTAAATTATCTTTTAATTTGGACAAGCTAAACCTTTTGGTTGAAGCTCCTGCTCCAATTGGACTCGTAGTGTCTGTCTGTTTCGGCGTACCAGTTCCTTCTGGTCTTCCTGCTGAACCGGGAGATTTTGCTCCTCCAATAATGGGAGAATAGTATCCCTGATTTCTAAGCTGCTTGAACTTTTCCTGAGAAGACAACGAGCTTTCTTGATCTGGAAGCGTTCCTGTTTCAATTGCATTGAGTACTTCCTCTGGAGTCAAAATTCCTAATTCTCCCAATCTTGTATAAATTTTAGCAAAAATAGAATTATCCTTTAAGGATACGTCCTCAAAAACAGGAACAGGGTAATTTTTAAATCCAAGCTGCTTTGATATTCTTTTGATTTCTGGAAACAAGAAATTGTTTATAAAAGCTTCTCTTGCTTGCATTAATCTAGAAATGAATACGTCAATTTTTGAGCTTTGGTTTGCAAACTTTTCTCCACCGGTAAAAATGTTATTCAAACCGACGTTTATGTCTCGATCAAAAATTTCATATTTTTTCGGGTCCATAAAACTCGAAATATCTGGAATCGCAAACTTCACATCTGTTGTGTAATCTGCCACCAAGACTCTTCCAATAGATTCATTTTCAAAAAGCTGCTGGATAGCTTTTATATTTGCTGGATTTACGCCGCCCTCGCTTTTCTTTGCTCCCGTAGTAACAAGAAGAACGATTTGCTGCATTGTTCTGGCAGCAGCCATATCCATTTTTTTCAATTCTTGTTTAAAATTTATATCCTCAAGAACAGGAAATCCCATTGGGATAGCAAACGGTTCATAGTCTTGTTTTTTATAAAAAACAGCAACAACATTGCTTGGATCTAAGAAGTAGGCTAGCTCACTGCTTGTTGCCGCTTTATTTGTTATCGAGTCCCTCAATTCCTTCGGAAGACTCTTAAAAAATTCTCTTTCTTCGTCCGTTGTCGGATTTTTGAGCCTCTGAATTTCGTAATTATTTAAAATTTTGTAATAGTTTGGAGATGCGAAATTGATTGATCCAGCGAGATAAATATCTGATGGATTTAGTATAATATATCTGATTGGGAGATTATAAGATTCAGCAGCTTTTATCGTTTGGCTTTCTTTGCCAAAAACCTGAGTGATTCTTTTAACTTCTTCCTGCTTGACTTTTGTTTCGAATCTTTGAATAAAAACGTTTCCACTCCGATAATACTCTCTGAAAAATTTATCTTGCAAATCCCAAATGTTGATTCTCCTAAAAAGAGCCTTGAAAAATTCTCTAGCTTTTTGAGTTCCTTCTTTGAAGTAAATTTCACTGATTGAAAACTCCGTCATCACATCAATTGTGTTTCTAAATACAGCAAAGTTATAATAAGCTTTTTGGCAAAGCTCTACAGTATCCCTTACTGAAATATTAGATTGGGAGCCAAGTTTTGTTATCCCCTTGAATGGAATGATTCCGTCTTCAATATTTTTGTATCTATCGGTTCTTTCTATAATTGAAGAGGTGTTTCTCCTTTGATTGACCGCTGCTGAAGTTTCGTAAACCATGAGTGGCTGGGCAGTTGCAAAAGTTTCTACGACTGGCTTTTTTACCCTTTTAGATTTTGAAGCCGTCTTTTTTTGTGGAGTTTTGTTTTCTTGATTCATGGATTCCTATTATATGAAATAATTGTCTGAAAATGTTCCTAAAACGATTGGTGTTGAGCCTCTGTCGGCAAATCTCACCAAAGTAAATAAAGTTGAGTGACCTGTTGCTGTGGGAAAAATCGGATCTAAATCGTTTGGCCAATAAACCGTTGGAAACGGAGAAGAAGCCCCCGAACCACTTAAATTCCAAGTAAAAATATCGTCAGATCCAACAGCAGAGTCGGATAGTCCAGAATTTAAAATTTTAACCAAATAAACAGAGCCTGTTCCCATTGTTGTTAAATCGAAATATAGATTGACTCTTGAATCTATAGAGTTTGCTCCTGTTATAAAGTATTCTTGGGCATCGTAAGTGTTAAATGAAATTGTATTGTCTCCTACCTCAAGCTTTCTCAAAGAGTCTCCCCCGGAAACATTATAAACAATAGATCCCGGCGCACCTTGATCTCCCTTTTCTCCCCCCGAAGCTAAAACCAACCAATAAGATCCAGACTGCCCATCTCCAGCTTCTACGTTTTCTATTGGGTTTGCTGTTGCCGATACATCAATATGAGCTAGAAAAGAAGAGCCAGACAAAAACACAACATCGGATTCGTAGTAATTTGTGAATTCGTCCCAAGTCCCTTTGAAATTGTTCGACAAAGCTCCTTCCGGCCCAGTGATTCCAGTTGCTCCACTTGGACCTACGACCCCAGATGAAAGCAGGGTCCATCTTGTAGGATAAAGATCTGGTCTATATCCAACATTAGTTCCAGTAATAGAAAAATAAGAAGATCCACTATAACTTACAATGCTATTTATTGAGTATGATTCTACATTGCTCCATTCTCCAGAAAATTTATTTGAAATACTTCCCGCTGGTCCAGTAGCACCAACTGCCCCATCTATTCCTCCAGAAGCCAGCAAGATCCAAGCAGAAGTATCATTATTTGCATCCCAAGCCGTTTTTGGATTTACTCCAACGCTTGATTCTCTAGCCACATAAGTCGATTTATCGCTCGTTAAAAGAACAATTTGACCTGCGCTATAAGTTTCTGCGGCAGACCAAGATCCAACAAATGCGTTCGATATATCTCCAGCAGGACCAGTGGCTCCGCTCGGCCCTTGAGGACCAGATGATCCCGCTGGTCCAGTGTCTCCAGCCGGTCCTTGCGGTCCCTCTGGACCAGTAGCTCCTATATCGCCTTGATCTCCCTTTTCCCCCTTTTCTCCACTTGGGATATGACTCCAAATTTGCAAATCTCCAAGAACATAATCTGATTCATTTGTTGTTCTTGCGCTTGCGTCGTATTGGTATCTGGTAAACCCATATTTGTAGTAACCAGTAGTTCCAAAGTTTACTGTAAAACTAAGTTTTGTTCTCGCTAGATCTGAAACGCCAGAGCCGCTTGTGTCTGCTATGTTTCTAAAATAATCAGCTAAATCAAGGTATTCTCCAGAGCCATTTGTTTCAATCCCACTTGGAAATCCTTCGTCTGGAATGAATCTCCCTGTTGGAGTTCCAGTGGTGTACAAAGAAAATCTTAAATATGATCCTGTTTCTGAGTCTCCAGTAATAGAAGTTTCATATTGTACTGGCTCACCGTCTCCAGTTGTAACAAGCCAGTTTGTAGAAACATTAGAAGACAAGTCTGGATTATAAGCAGTATAAGAATCAAGCCCCCCTTGGCTTATTACGTAAGAAAAGCCTTCGATTAGATTGATCTTTGGGTTGATACCTGCGATTGAAGATATTGATGCGTATGGAGCAATTTCACCAGAATAAAGCCCAGTTATCTCAGAGAATTCATATTCTGTTCCACCGATATCTCCCTTTTCTCCTTTTGATCCGGTAACCCCGCTAATGTTTACTGAAGAACCCGTTGTTCCGTCACTGAAAAGGAATTTGACAACTGTAAAATCTCCAGAGCCGCTTGAAGAATATCCCGTTACAGACGTGCCGCTTTCCCCTTGTGCTCCAGAAAGTCCACTTGCACCGCTTGGAATAGCCAAGCTAGAAGAAAGAGTATAAGAAGAGTCTCCCTGTCCAGAAAGAAGAAGATAAAGATACTGATAGCCGCCATTCGAAAGCCCAGAGCCCGAAACTCCAACTACGCTTGTTCCAGATAGTCCAGTAGCACCACTAGGTCCAATAACCCCGGCTTGACCAGAAGCTCCAGTTATTGCGGTATCATTTAGATAAAGCTGCCCGTCTCCACTAACCCAAAGCCTGTCTTGATATTGACCCAAGTATATTCCAGATTGAGAATATATACTTTTAAAAGGAACAGAAGAAGACCCAATATCAGAAATGCCAGATCCAGTTGGGAAAATGCCATTTTCATTTGCTATTAAGCCAGAAGCTCCCAGTACATCCAACACAAACCCGCTGAAATCCGACTGCTTTACCTGACTTAATTGAATTAAATTATAATTTGGCATCCCAGACCCTTATTTATTAATTACACATTTTTAAATAAAAAATGGCCTAAAACTTAAATCCTCTTCCTGTGGCACTTCTTTAAAATCAAAATAACACTTTAAAGCCCAATTAGCCATGAAAAGAACTGTATAACTATCCCTTCGCGCTCTATTTTCTCCGTTTTCCCTATTAAGGTGTTGGGGCAGGTCAAAGCTCTGAGTGCCTCTAGAATTACTTTTCACTTCTATCAAAGCGCATTCTTTTTTTGTCAAGTCAACTAAATATCCAATATGCTCAACAAAGTCGCCTTGGGTTTGTATTAATTCACTGCATTTAGCATTTTCAAAATCAATCCTTGTATTTACCAATCTATCAAATGCAGAACCGTGAGCTTGTCCTTTTGAAGCAAACCAGATTCTCTGATAGTCAATAGAGCCTTGTAGATAGTCATTTGCTTTTTGAATGAAATTGTTGCTACTAAATACTTGTTTGTATACTATTCTATGAAGCTCTTTACTGTATTCAGATTTTAAATTTCTTATTTCCGCTTCGTAATCAGATCCTTCTTTTGAACTTGTAAAATCAATAAACTTAAAGTCTATACCCTTTTCTTGAAACAACTTATTTTCATTACAGGCATCAATAAACTGATATCCAGCATTGTCGATAACAATCAAGCTGATATTAAAATGAGTATACAAATAATAAAAATATTTTATGTGATCTTTAAGATCTTTTCCATGCTCGGCATATGCATGTACTAGTACCCCATGTTTTTTTTCTGAATCAACTTTAAGCAAGCACATTGCAAAATCGTCAGAATTTGGAGCATTCGAAAACGAAGGGTCAATCGCTAAAATGTATTCTGCGTCAGAATCTCCCTTGATTTCTATGGTTGGCAATTCTCCATCAGGAATCGTGCATTTGTGCATTTTTTTCGCAGAAAAATAGCCTTCGCTGCCGTCAGTGAACTGGGCACAATATTCGCGTTGAAAAACCGCATTTGAAGTTCCTCCTCCTTCGGCTTCTTCAATTACAGTTTTGTTTATCATGTGTTTTGGAATTGAATCCCAAGACATCTGGCTCACAAAATATTTTGCATCAATTTCTTTGTTTGCTTCTTCGTATATTTTCCCCAACCAATCTGAGTAAGTAACATACAAGTTTTCGAATGTATAGCTGGCAGAAGATAATGCAATAATTTTTGTTTTGTTTTCGAATTTTGTTCTTTGTTCTTCTGTCATCAAACCCCTACCGATCAAATCATTTTCTGCTTGTATGATTTTTTGTCTTTCTCCAATATCTTGAGGAGCCGTCAAGAACGGAATAAGTACCGTATCAATAATTTCTCTGCTCATCAAAAGATACTCGTCGATAATCAAAATGTTTGCTCTAAAACCACGAATCTTTTCTCCATTCAATGGAATAGCTACTATACTAGAACCATTTGGGAGTCTCCATTCGTGAATATCGTTTCTTTTTACCTTGTTTGAACCAAGAGCCTGTCTAAGCAAAACCGCGTTTTTTGATTCCGCTATTTCTTCAATTTTGTTGAAAATAAATTTCGCAGTTCTAAATGTCGGTCCAGCTATAAGTATTTTGGAATTAGGATGAAATATTGCTTGTATTATCGAAAAAATAGAACTAATGAAAGTCTTACCGCATCCACGACCCCATACGCACATGGAGTAGTTTCTATTTAACATTCCTCTCAGTGTAATTTCTTGAAACGGAGCAAGCTCAATTCCCGTAAGCAAATTAACCGTAAAAGCCAAGTTATATCTCAAAAACTTTGCCAAAGTGATTTTGGCTTCTTTGTCATCTAAAGTTCCTTTTAGATTCATCAACTCAGCGTTGATGTCGATTACATCTTTTTGGTATTTATTTGGAGAGTACCACATTATAGTCTTTTTAAATCGTATTCAAGCTGTAGATCTGTTTTTATGTATTCGCACTTACAGGAAAACAGCTTTTCTATAATTCGAACAGCCTCTTTTCTTCCGTCTACAAAAAGAAATTGAACATTTGGATACTCTTGAATGATTTCGCGCATGTTCCTAAAAATATAGTCGTGAGAAGTCTTTACTTTGTTGAAAACACTTCTTGTATATTTAAAAGAAGCTACTTTGTCTATTTTGCTTTCTACAACAACAACCATGTTGGCATATTCATTTACAGATCTATCTAACTCACGCTTAAATCTTTCAAATCCACCACTCAAAGTCGCGTAAAAATCAGAAAGAGATTTTCTTTCTATATGAAGATTGCATGTGTCTTTTTTCGAACTAAGTGCGTAATCTCCATACTTGAGACCTCGGACTTCTGTTTTAAACTTTTTGAACCTAAGCGGTCTTTTTTCTCTTGTGTCGATGAACACGACCGGATCTTCTTCTAACTCATACTCCTTTATAGGCTCACTCCTTGTTTCGTATTTGACCTCCAAGCCCATTTGTTCGCAAGTTTGATAGTAACCCCCAAAAACTTCGTCAAGATAGTTTATGGCCGGTATCATAAGAGTTCTGAGTTCCGCCTGACACGGAGCGTATTTTATTTTTTTCCTATCTTTTCTTACTTGCAGCAGCTTTAAACAATAATCTCTTTGAGTTTCCTTTTCTTGCTTGCCCAACCAATATCTCAAGCTGTTTTTATTATTGAAATCACTAGTAAAATAAAATTCTTTGTTTTTAAATAAAATGATTTCGTTTGTGTGCAAATCGTGTCTTGGATAATATTTTTGATAGTATGCAGCTATTGTAATAGCGTGTTTTCTAAGGTGGTAATTAAATTCCTTTTCTTTTTCAAAAATTTGGTTGCAGATTTTGCATCTTTCACCCATTTAGAGCCTCCTCTTTTGACAAGCCGATAATTTTGCTTCTAACTTCTTCCATATTCCAAAGTCTTTCTACTTCGTCTTCAACAGCTTTCTTTTGAAGTTCAGCTATTTTAAGAAGCTTTAGTCGGCTTTCTTCTTCTTTCCACATGTCAACCAAGCTGATAACGCTTGCCGTTTCTTTAATTTGCTTGTTTAATCGGTCACTTCTTTTTTGTTTCAAGCTGTTTACAAGGTCTTGCTGTCTTTTTACACAAGCATTGTATTCTCCCTGCGCTTTACCAATAGCTTCAACCAAAGCCATTGAAACTCTTGCTCCTTCATCTGTTTGATCCGCTTGCTCATCCAAAAGCCTTTGAAGCCTTTCGACTCTTCTTTGAATTCTTGAACCCATCACAGATTCTGTTGCCAAAAGCATATATTGATCAACTTCTTCTTGCGTTAAGTCTGGCTTATCGAATGCATATCTAACGAAAGTAGATTCAAACAAAAGTCTTTCTGATTCTTCCCGAAAAGAATTTGCTTGGTGCCCAAATCTATAGTTTTGAAGATATGTCATCAAGGCATGTATTCTTCTTTTATCTTCGGGTTTTAAATTTTCTTTTTGGGGTCCATCAATAACAAATTTATTTACTCTTGTTAACGTTCTATCGAAACTAATTGGTGCCCTCCATTCAGAAACCTCCTCAGCTTCTTCTAATGTAGCTCCATCTGCACTGTATGGATCAAGCCCCTGAGATTCATAGTATTCTATTACAGCCTTTGATTCTGGGCTTACGTTTCTTAATTTATCATTAGAAAATAAAACTCTAGCTACTTCTATAGCCGTCATTTTACCCACGTTGTTTTGAATGAATTGCTTTTGATCCTCTGTTAAATCCGGCCTGTCTTTTTGCTTGTATACTTGGGCTGGCTTGGGTTTTAAATTCAAAGAGCCGAGATATCTTTTTACCGCTCTGCCCTGCTTGCTTCTTCCGTCGAATTCTCCCCCGAAAACGCTGGTTGTAAGATCTTTTAGATCACTTACTCCTTGATTCCAACTATCTAAAATAACTTTTTTTTGATCGTCGTTTAATTGTATGTCGTCGTTCATATTTCTATGGTACCATTTTGAATCTCTTTTTTGATTTTTGAGATAATTTTTTTGGTTACATTTTTTATCTGCTTGTACCCGGGTGTTCTATTTTTTTCAGAAGTTTTGTATCCCAATTCTTTAGCCGTGGCTTCTTCGCTTTTTCCATCCACATAAAGAAGCTTATAAGCTTTCCATTCATTGGGCTTTAAAATTTCTTTGACTTTTTCGTGGAAGTTTTCTAATTTTTCAGAAAGATTTGATTGATCGTCTGTAATCGAATGAATTTCAAAAGAATGATTTTCTATTGGCAAAGGCATTCTAACATCAAAAGCGGATTTTCTCTTTTTTAACCAATGACTAAGAAGTGGACATTCAAAAGATTGGTTTTCGTATAAAGAACAATCATCTTCCCCAATACAAGCAGCGCATTTACTGCATGGTTTTGTATAATTAGAATAATTGTTGCGTATTATGTTTTTAATTTGATTCGATATGATTTTGTTTAGCCAAGGTTCAAGTGGTTTTGTTTCATCGTATTGTTCCCATTTTTGATAAATGTGTATTCTTATAATTTGGCAAACATCCTCGTAATCCATCCAAGTTATAGAATGCAAGCTCCACTTCGGCCTTCTTTTCTTTAGTTCTTCGTCAATAATTGATATATTATTTTCGAAGCTTGTTTTTTTCTTTTTAATCATCTAAGGATTTAGAGTTCCCTGCTTCCTTTTTCCATTGTTGCATAAACTCTTCCTTAGAAAGTGTTTCAGTGCTTTTTTCTCTGGTCGGTGAGGGGACAAATGAGCTTTTCATTTCTCCGAATGTAATAGGTCTGACAGAAGGAGATTCATCGTACTCAACTTCCAAACCTTGAATCATAGAAGAATCGAAGTAATGAACGTTTATGCCGTCTTCTTTGTCGTATTCCGGCTGAAGCCTATCGGTTAAAGGTTTTGAGAAAGGTGTAAAAGAAGACTTCGCCTGCGTCTGTGCCTGTGTTGCCGCTGGCGCAAGCTTTGGCTGTATGTTTAATCCAGTTGATTTTAAGCTCGCTCCGCAATAAGAACAGAATTTACCTGCTCCAACAGATTTCTTTCCACATTTCGGACAAAAAATATTCATAAATAGTAATTACAACATATTATTATAAATATAATGAAAAAAATTAAAAAAAATAAGTGTAACGAGGAAGTTCTTCGTCAAATTTTGCAAATAAGCTTTGAGCTTTGCGAGCATCCTGACGAAAAAGTTAGCTCGGCAGCTTATAAAATAAACAATCTTGCATTTGACATGGTAAAAGAAAACGAGCGCGGCATTTAGCTCGGGATATTTACTAAATGATAAATATCCAATAATAAAAGCTCATTTATTCCCCAAACGATAAAAATATAAAAAAAATGAAATTTAAAAACTTTCTTAAAAACGATATTGAAACAAAAACAAAAGAATTTGCTTTTTTGCAGGACTTTTTAGCTGAAAACAATCCCAAACACTTTCTTTGCGTAAGAAAAGACAACGAGCAGGAAGCATTGATAAAATTTGATCAAAGAATAAATCATTTTCAAGGAAACTGCTTTTACTCTGAAGGCGAGTACTTTTTTTATTATAAAGCAGTCAATTATGATTTGTCTTTTCCTGTTCTTGATTTTTTCGCAGAAAAGCAAGACGAAATCAATCGCGACGATGGCGACTGTATCATTTTTTATCTTGGCGCGGCAAAAGACGGATATTTTGTTGAAAGATTTGTTGAACACCTTCAAAGCACCATTTTAAAAAGACACAAAAATTTAAAGCACTTTGTTTTTGTTGCGTCCGGCGAGTTGAAAATTGTTTCGATTGCTTCTTTGAGTGATTTTTCCACAAGAAAACAATTGGCCACCGATTTGAAGCAAGTTTGCTTTTTTGAATAAAAATTAATTTTTAAAAAACAACTTTTGCCGCGATTTGTTTTCGCTCGACAATATAGTCTTCTGTTTGTTTGCGATTGTCTCCGGTCAAATAATATTGATTTTTTTCTAATTTTTTGGGTGGGCCTTTGTAAAAATAAATTTCACCAAAAATGTCTTTATAATTGGTGCCGTTTATGGTTAAAACTCCATTTGATGATCCAAGCTCGCTTTCTGGCCCAGCAATTACTCTTTTTATAATAGATTCGTTGCCGACTTTGATTATAACTATGTCAAATTGTTGCGGATCAAAAATTCGATAATACAATTTAGAAGCAAAAACATTTTCTTTGTTTTCGTAGCTGGGACTCATACTGTCGCCTTCTACTTGGTAGAATCTCCAGAAAAAGGTTTGTAAAACAAAAATACAAAAAATCAAGGCCCCGCTTGCTTTTAAATTTTGGCTGAATCTTTTTTTATAAAATTGTGTGTCGAATTTCAATTTTAATTATTAAATAATAAATTTTAAATTAGTATATTAATTTGGCACATTAATTTTTGATTGTTGATGTTTGTTTATTGTTTTAACTATGAATTTTACTATTTCACTTCTTAAAATGTCGTCTTCGTCGAGCTTGAATGTATGAATTCCTTTTTCTCGGCTTTCTTCGCCAGAAAAAGCACTCAAAACTTCGTTGAATGATCCGTAGGCATTTCTCAAGTCGGTTTGCATTGGATCGCCAAGAACAAAACATTTTGTGCCGTGACTAAGTCGGGTCAAAACTGTGACGATTTCTTTAAAAGAACTGTTTTGGGCTTCGTCGAGAATGATAAATTTTCCATTCCAGTTCATTCCTCTGGCAAAGTTAACAGGAAACATTGAAATTCGCCCTTCTTTTTCAAGCTTTTCTGCGCTTGCATTGCAAACGAGTTCGTCTAGTTTATCTAAAAATGGTAAATTATAAAAAGCAAGTTTTTCTTCTGCCGATCCGGGTAAAAATCCAAGTCGCGACTCGCTTGATTCAACGGCGGATCTCAAATACATAATATCCGACACTTTTTGTTGATTGAGCAGTCGAAGTCCAGCATAAACGGCCATAATGGTTTTGGAAGTTCCGGCAGGACCACTCAAAAACATAACTCGCGTTTGATCGTCAAGTGCAAGTTTGAAAAAATCGCGCTGCTTTTCAGTCCACTTTAACTCTTTGATTTTGATTTGATTTTTAAGTGGAGGTTTTTGAAAAAACATTTCCGGCAAAAGATCTTCGCCCACAAGCTTTTCGGTGTTTCTTTTTTCCTGAGCCCTTGACAGGCGCACATTTTTTGTCCCTTTTCCAGACATTTTGTTTCTTGGCATATTGCACTATATATTACACTTATATAATGGTAATACCCAAAAAAAGAAACCCGCTCCTCCGAAGAAAAGCGGGAAAGCTTTGTGTTTTCCAATTTGTTAATTTATTTTTGCGGCCTTACTCATATTATCTTTTGCCCAAAGAGGTTGAAGATTTGTATAATGAAAACATTTTTGTTGTTGTTTCGGGTCGCTGAGATCAAAAGACGCGCAAGGAACAATATGATCAACGTGCCAACACTCACTATGATCCCCATTTGGATTTCCATAATTATTCCAACTCATTCCCGGTTGAAATTGATTTTCAAGATGTTTTTTTAAAAAGTTAGCCGAACATCCAATTAAATCCATTGTCTTTTTAGATTTCGATTTTCCATTGAGGACGCGGCGCATTCTATTTCTTAAATTACCCCTTAATTTAAAATTGATATCTGTTTTGTGTTTATTTCTCTCATAAATTCTCATCTTGTCGCGGTTTTGCTTGCGGTAAGCTTTGATCTTCTCGGCGTTTTGCTTTTGGTAAGCTTTGACCTTCTCGCGGTTTTGCTGGTAGTAAGCCTTTCTCTGTTCTTTGATTTTCTCGCGGTTTTGCTTGTGGTAAGCCTTTTTCCGCTCGTTGATTTTCTCAGCGTTTTGCTCGTAGTAAGCCTTTTTCCGCTCTTTTATCTTCTCGGCGTTTTGCTCGCAGTAAGCCTTTCTCCGCTCTTTTATCTTCTCGGCGTTTTGCTTGCGGTAAGCCTTGTTGTACTCTTTTCGGCACTCTTTACACAATGCCCGATTTTTGCAAAAATCTTCGGCGGTTTTGTCTTGTTTGCATTTTGTGCATTTTTTTACAACATTAAAATTCAAATCAAGTTGAGTCATTGCGCGTATTATACCGCCGAATCAATACAAGTTATAAGGATTCTGCATTTTTTTCACATGCTTTTTCTGGCTACAAATGCGCCAATTTCTGCCGCTACATAACGTTGCACACCATTTAAAAAAATATACCCCCGGGGCGTTTTTTTGGCTTTGCCCCTAGGGGGGCGCGGTATTTTTTTATTTTTTTTTGATTAATAGGGGGGGGGCTGCGCTGGGCCGGATGTCGGCTTGCGCTGGGCCGGATGTCGGCTTGCGCTGGGCCGGATGTCGGCTTACGCTGGGCCGGATGTCGGCTTACGCTGGGCCGGATGTCGGCCTACACTGGGCCGAATGCGGCTTGCAAAATAAATTAATATATTTTTGTTTATATTTTTTTTATATTTTGTTTTGTTTGGTTGTTGTTGTTGTGTGTTTTATTGTTGTTTATATTTGTTGATATTATTAATATTATTATTTGATAAAAATGTTATGGGTAGATCTAAAAAAACCACCCCCCGCCGCGCATGATGTATTTAGCAAAAATATTTTTTCGAAAATAGGGGGGGTGCCGGGGTTGGCGCGGAATTTATTGCGAACCCATAAAAAAAGTGAGAAAAACGCTTGGCGGGGGTTGACAGAATGGGGTTTTTGATATAAGCTATAAGCACAATGAAGAACGACAAGATCCTCAACCCACAGCACGACGAAACTGAATACGTGCTGATGGATAAAGACGGCAAGGAACTCAAGAGAGGCTGCATCGTGACCCTTGAAACGTGGGTCATGCTGAAGAGGTTGCGCTTCTCACAAGTTAAGTTTGTCAAAGTGGGGGGTTGACAGAATGGGGTTTCGGGGTTAAGCTATAAGCACAATGAAAGACGAAATGAAAAACGGAAAGATCGAACTCTGTAACATTCTCGATAAAGACACCCCCAATCTGAAGGCTGGATGGGGGCGGATTGACTACAACCTGCGGCAGTGTTGCAAAGAGGATGACCTTTTGCGCTACT